TGTTAATGTAGGGTTGTCGGAACCTGAAAGTTCATTTGGATCAACTGACACAAAAGGTTCAATGAAGGCAGTTCCTTCATACATCAATCCATTTGTAATGCTTTCATTAGGATATATGAGTTGGTTCCCGTAATAATCATCCGGCAACCTTATCCTGTAACCTGCCAATGTGCTTGTATTAGCAGTTTCAACATATTGATATAAGTGAATGTTTCTGCCTGACAAGTTATAAAACCACGTTCTGTGTGTGTCGAAACTCATATTCCCATTCTACCCTTTACTCTGTCTACATTGGAAGACATTTCTTCTACTTTACCTTCAAGTAGTTCCAAATCCATTTTATGGGCAGATAAAATCTCATATATTACTTCAACTTTACCTGCTACTTCTTGACAACAACCATTCTTTTTTTCTTTTTTCTTATCATCTTTAGCCATTAGGGGTCTGTATCCTCTCTAACTGTTGGTGTATGGACAAGTCTTCTTATTTTTTTATACTTGTCATCATTTGTATCTTTAACCGATATTGTTTTCAACTTAACCAGATTTGCTGGAAAAGGATATTCTCTCGTACCATCAGTAATATTTGTTTTCCATGTAGCTACATTGTCATCAGAACTTGACTGAATCAAATGTATAGCATCCTTTATCCAAGCCACTGTTAAAGTAGTATTATCAGAACCGGCTCTTTCCATTATTTCTAAAACTGTCATTTAAGTTCCTACAACTAAAACTTCTGTATCAACATGATTACTTCCACTTCCAGTAGCTAAAGTAAGAACCGCACCAGCTGGTTGAGGTAATACTAAAGCTCCCCCTGGAGCTAAAGTTGCGATTGTATCTGTATCATGTCTAACTAAAACTGTATGCGCAGCAGAAGCTGCTCCACCAGCAACTAAAGTTCCTGCATTTTTAATAAATATTAAATCAGTATTACCATCATGCGTTGGAACAGTTCCGCCATTAGAAGTTACAGTAGAAGCTGTGCCATTAGCAAAACCAGCTACAGTGGTATCGTCGCCTGTGATCTCACCGCTACCACCTAAAGATGATCTTACATTCTCATGAATTACATCCATAGCCTGATTAACTCCATCAGCTAAATCCATCTGAGATTTAACAGTGCAAGATACAGCGTACGCTGTCTTATTTACATTTGCCATTTACACTCCTTTCTATCTTTGTGCAGCTTGAGCTGCAATTGTCCTATTAATCATTTTACTATTATTTTGTATATACATATTAACCTCAGCAACTGCCCATTCATAGTATTTCTTTGACTCATTTGAATAGTAAGCTGCGTTTTGAGTAGCGGAAGTAACCTTTTGTGTTTTCTCTCCAATTTGAGCTTGATACTTCTGCAAATCTGCATTATACAACGCCAATTTACTCTGATACTCTTGCAGTTCTTTTTGCAATGTATTTACAAAATCTTGTACTTCCTTATTCACATCAGCTTGATATGACTGTATTTCATTACCATATTTTTGCAATTTAGCTCCATATTCAGCAGAGTCTTTAGTTTGTTGATTTGTGGCTTCTTGAACTTTTTCTTGTAGTTCATTTTGAAATACTGTCTGCTCCTTGTTAAATTCATTTAATTCATTTTGCAAATCAGATGCATATTTTTGTAAGTCAGTTTGTCTTTCTAACTGCCAAACATTCAAATCTCCCTCAAGATTTTGTTGATACTCTTGAACCTCACTAGCCACATTAGCTTGATATACTTGCACTTCTGAACTAAATCTCTGTAAGGATGCTGAATACTCCTGATTTTCTTTTTGAAGTTTTAGAGACGCTTCCTGCTGTGCGTCCTGAGCATCCAATTGTGATTGAGTTATTTTTGTCTGAGAAGATATTTGAGCTTGTTGAGTAACTTTTTGTGAATCAACTTCAGCTTGTTGTTGTGCTTTTTGAGCGTCTAATTGAGCTTGCTGAATAGCTTCCTGTAATTTTCCTTGATACTCAGCGTTTTCCTTATTGAACTCGTTTAGTTCATTTTGAATATCTAGTTGATATTGTTGGAAACTGTCAGATTCTGTCTTCGCCCAAGCCGTATAAGCTTTATCAACTTCCATTGTATATCGTGATAATTTTTGCGAATACTCTTGAACATAATCATTCACCTCAGCTTGGTACTTGCTTATGTCAGAACTAAATTTCTGAAGTTCTAATGAATAATCCTGTATTGAAGCCTGAAATGTTAAATCACCCTCTTTTTGAGCTTCTTGAGCATCTGTCTGATGTTTTGCTATTTCAGCTTGTATATTTGCCTGATATATAGCGCTCTCTTTATTAAACTCATTCAATTCGTTTTGTATATCTGAATTAAATATTTGCAAGTTATCTGATTCAGTTTTCTGCCAAGCTTGAAAAACAGTGTTTAACTCTAATTGGTATCTAGAAAGCTTCTGCGTGTACTCTTGAACCTCTTTAGCAACCTCAGCCTGATACTTACTTACATCAGCTTGATACTTTTGTAGTGTAGCTGCGTACTGTTGATTTTCTTCTTGTAATTTTAAATTTGCTTCTTGTTGAGCATCCTGAGCGTTTATTCTAGCTTGCTCAATATTTCTTTGAATACTAGCTTGATAAACAGCATTTCCTTCATTAAAAATATTTAATTGATTTTGCATAGCCTGTGAATATGCGCTTATATATGCATTAATCTTTTGTATTTGAATAGCTGCTAATTCAGTATCTTCTTCATCTTCAATCAAATGACCTGCCGTTGCAAACCATTGATCAAATTCAGGCTGATCTGCATGAGTATCTATTGTATTATCAGCATCCAAATCATCTAAACTCGATAATTCAGCTGCGTCACCACCAACTACAGGAGCCGTATAATTGGGAGCGCCTGGTAAGGCTCCTATTGTAACAGCGGATACCGCAGGAGTAGAAAAACTAGGAGCAGATGGGGTCGTTGGAGGAGAGGCTGCAAGACCAAAGGGGCCGGGGTCACTATCTCCGAAATCTGCCACTGTCCAATAACTAGCAAATGCAGTTTGAGATGTTACAGTAGGCTTTGTATAACTAGGAGCATTTCCAAGAGCATCTGGTTTTGCCACTGTCGATATCCCCGGTGATGATATAGAAGGAGATGAAGGTGAAGCAGGTGGAGATGCTAATCCACTAAATGCTCCCGGATCATTATCTCCAAATGGATTCCCATCCTCTGAAAGATTATAAAAGTCCTCAAACGATACTCTAGTAGTGATAGTTGGTTTTGTATAAGCCGGAGGTGAACCAACGTTAGACACTGTTGAAGTTGACACGGTTGGCATAGTTCCTACTGTTGTATCACTAACTGTAATAGCACTTATAGTTGGTGTAGAAAAACTTGGAGAAGTTGGAGGAGATGGAGCTACAGCGCTTATACTTAAATCGGATATTGATGGAGCTGATCCTAAAACTAAACTAGATTTTGTATATGTTGGAGCTGAAGAGCTCACGCTTATAGCTCCAGCATCAAAACTAGGAGCTGAGGGAGGAGCTGGAAGTACTGAAGAAATTGATAAATCACTTCCAAAACTTGGCGATGATGGAGCGACTGGTAATGATAAATCAGACCAATCAGTTATTTTACCAGTAGAAAGTTGTTCAAATTCCTTAGAAGATGCGTGAAATATCACTGCATTTCTTAAATCGCTATCATCATCAATATTATCTGGGTCAATATAATTTACAATGGCAGTCTCAGAATCACTTGGATCAGGCTTGACCACTACTCCATTACCAGCTGTTAGATAATATTTTGGATACGTTTCAGTAGCTAAATGCAAACTTGAACTATTTGCAATAAATCCTTTCATTGTTTCAGGCACTTCTCTTGCACTGAATCCGTTTCTTGATACATCCAATATATGATCACTAGCGTATGGAAGACTTATTAGAGTCGGTGATGAATCTCCACCATGAGTGCCGACAACAGTATCCTTACCTGCCCATCTGAGCAGATCGCTTGGGACACTGGCAGTTACAAACTTTTGCGCAGAAACGATGAACTGGTCATCTGCGTCTGACACGCCAGTTATATTTTCAATGTCCAACTCTATATTAGTTGTTGCCATAGAAGTGTAGGGAGGTATCGAGCCGCCCTACACTTGTGATCTTTATACCGAGCTATTACCCCTCGATTTTCAGATTTTTACAGTGGAGTGTTCGAGTCTGTTGGTACAGATGAATTAGCAGAGGCCGTGCCTACTGCCCATCCATCTTGGTCATTAGTTTGTCCACTAATATACCATTGTCCACCAGCAGATTTGATATGAACCTGATCACCGGCCGCTCCCTTAGAAGCCGCTAGCGTGCATTGATCATGTGAACTGCCATTAAAGTCAATACCGACATCATTAGTACCTTCTACTGAGTCAATACTGCCAATAAAAAACCCAACGCCATCTTCCGCGTCAATGTCATAATCACCAGTTCCGTTCGCAGCTTTTAGATAGAAATGGTATTCTAAACCATCCTGTCCTAAAGCAGATGGTATACTGCAAGCAGCAGCACCATTCGTTCCACCAGTAATTACAACAGAGATACCACTATCTTGCGGTGCAAGACTTAGTGCGGTAGCGCCATCATTATAAATGATTTTCCCATGAGCTTTCGCCATATGTGAACCCTCTTTTTGTTGTCCATACAAAGGAATACGATCTTTAGCCATAGCTTATCTCCTTACTTCCAAACAGCATGGGCTTCGGGCATTTGCCACTCCATCCCAGCTTCAGTTTGAATTAAGTCGACCCTACGGTCAACACCGCTATTTTCCAATGTCTGCACACCAACGTAAATCGCAGTATCACGATTTAAGCCGTTGCCAACAAGAGGACGATACTTACAATATTTCATATTGATAGCAAGCATCTTTACATGAGTTCCGTCCAAGTGAACGTCACGAACAACATTCATATTCCCATAAGGGGTATAAATTTGTGTAACATCCAAACCAAAGACATTCTTTTTACCTGCAATACCCATATCCCAGTTTGCGCGAGCTTGACCTCCGCTCACTGCAGCTATCTGAGACATGTTTGCACTCATGTAACCACTCAACTTATGTAACCAGTTATACACGTCTGTCGTAACCAAGAACAATGTAGCGTTAGCATTATTGTATCTTGGATCAAGAAAACTACTCATATCATCAAGAAAATCGTCTTGAGCTTTCGTTCCTGTTCCGCCCATTCCAGAACCACTGAAAATATTACCATAACTTATAATAAAATCAACAGCGCCCTGTGTATACTGAACATCACTAATTGAAGCTTGCGCTCCAAACAACAATGATGTTTCAATATCCCACTTGTGTTCAATCAGCTTTTCACGCCAGATTCGAGCAAACTCATTTGGTTCATACTTAAGCACGGTAGCACGAGTCGTGTTATCCATTGCCAAAGATGTCTTAAAAATCTGAGTAAGTCCAAAGCCGGTTGAGAAAGGTTGATCTTTCCAAGTTTCTGGGTAACCTGAACCTTGCCCATGAGCAGTACCGATAACATACGAACGTTCACCTTCAAGTGAAGAGTGGATAGCCTCGTCATAGACTTGAGTATCAACTTCATCACTTGCCCAACCAGCTAGATAGTTTGCACCACTAACAGTTGGAACTCGAACAACCTTACACGTAATTCTAACACATTCGCGAGAATCTCTAGTGAGACTATCGTCAACTGAATCAACCCTTGCAAGTAGATGGTCAGCTACAGAGCCACCACCGTCAGTTGTAGATAGAGGAACTTTAACTAATTGACCCGGTAAGAAAAAAGCGGGTCTTGTTCCAGAAGCACCAACTGCAATTGCGTTGTTTGATTGACCATATACATTCTGAAGATTTCCAGAGCTTTTATAGTCTGTTGCCATGTAGAGTTTGATGGTGTCGCCTGTCGACATTGAAGTGGGAGCCCCACTATCATTGTAAGCTACTAAATCAGCGTCGCCGCCTGAGCCTCCAAGATTATCAACGTCAGAAGCGTCAACCCATCCAGTTACATATGCATATCGTTTATGATAAGACGGACGTCTTTCTGTAAATTTAAACTCGGGATCGTCTGTAGGTTTCTTAGCTACCTTTGATACAAACCGAAAGAACGGGTCTTGGGAAATTGCTAATTCGGAAACACGGTCTCCAAAATTATACCTTCGCCTAAGATCACCAGTATCTTTCGATGTACCATCAGACCAAGTTGCTACATCAGAATAAGTACTGAGTCCAAATACATCAGCCATATTATCACCTTTTCGTTAAGTGTTAAAGGCTTCAAGGCATTTTATCAAATACCGAAAGCCTTTTCTAACTCTGAGTCAGAACCTAATATAGCATCAAATACTCGGTCATCGGGAGATTCCTCGACCTGTGTTCCGCCTGTAGTAGCAAGAGAGCCAGGTCTTTGTTGAACCTCGCGCATCTTTTGATGCAATTCTTCTCTTGTATTGTCAGCGATTTGCTCGTCCCTATTTGAACGATTCATTAGATAATAAATATCATCAAGTTCGAGCGACTTTGATTTCGCAAAATCAACAAAGTTTCCCCACTGATCATCCGTCATATCATGTTTTGAACGAAAAGAGGTTTCCTTTGCCAACCTTTGGTTTTCAACCTTTTGCCCACTTAAAGCAGTATTTAGCCTTCTATGAACAATGCCATCAATCGTAGAGCTAAGAACTTTTGCCGAATCCGATTCAGGAGTCGAAAAAGCATCATCAGCGTCAAACACGAAATCTTCTGGAAGGTTGAGTTTTTCAGCCATATTTTGTGGTGTCTGACCACCACCCTCAAAATAATTACGAACGTGCGTAATTAAATTAGGATCGTCTCGCATGGCATCAAGAATTGGCATATAAGGCTCAAGCTCTTGGAGCTTTCCATTTAGCCTTTTAGCTTCTCTACTTGAATCGCCATACCTTTTTTTCAAAGATTCTACTTCATTACCAGTAGAAACTTCTTTTGTTACTTCACTTGGGCTCGACAATGTATTACCACTGTTAGTTTCCGAGGTTGGTTGCGAAGTATCGCTCAATATACCACCATTTACACTCTCATCAAGAGCTTGGAAAAAATCTTCTCCTACTCCATCCATGACAGCATCTGTGGCACTAGGATGTGTGTTCTCACTTTCAGGGGTCTCATTGACGTTGCCTACTTGATCAGGAACCATACACTATTCTCCTTTTATTTGCTTAAGTTATTAAAATTAACAGCAAACTTACAACTATTCTTTTTCATTCTGCTGCTCTTTTTGTTTATCGAAGTCTTGTTTCATTTCATACTTCAATTTTTCAAATTCTGATTTTAACATTCCTCTTAATAATTTTTGCTGGCCTTCAGTTTCTACAACATCTTTTCTGATTTCATTTGAAGCATCGCCAACTTTCATCTTTATGCCGGCCTGTACTAATTGACGTTCTAAGGTTTCAATTGTTCCATCCTTATCTTTCACTGCTTCTTCCATTTGCGCTACTTGACCTTGTAACTGAGCATATAACGACTTTCTCTCAACAATACTTTTCTTATTCCTAATATCAGTTTCAGAAATCATTGCAATATCATCAATTAGACCTGCTTGGAACCATCTGAAGTATTCTTCAAGTAATGCCCACCTATTAACAGGCATTGTTGCTCCAGCTACAATTCTTACATCAAACCTTGCGCTAGCATAATCTCTAAATTTTCCTATTGAATCTCCATAATCATTATAAACAGGTATGTTAATTTTAACTTCCTTCTCTTGTTCTTGAGGAGTTTGACCGGCTTCTGGTTGAACTATTCTAAATATTTTCTCTACTGTATAGTGCTTTTGTGAAATCTCTTGAAAGACTCTGCCAAGGTGCTCTAGGCTTGGTTCTAAAATTGAACCCATCCACGCCTTTAACCGTCTTGTTCCAAACTCATCATTAGCTAATAATCCTCTATATGTCTCAGGTTGCTCTTGAGTAAATCCCATCATACTAGAAGGAACACCACTTATATATTCTGCATCAGCTTTGCCCTCTTGAGTAATTGTATAAAAAGCGTTGTTGATTGGAGCCGGCAATACAGGAGTCGGAGGAGTAAATCCCTGTCTGTATTTCAATAATGCCCCCGGTGATGAAGAATACTGTTCCCATTCTTCTTCAGGTACTGAGCCTTCTTCATACATCCATCTTAGATTGGAGGCTAAATTTGCATTATGTAACATAATCTGATGAGCCTTGTTTATCTCTTGTTGTTTACCGATAAGAGGTACGACTGCGCTCATCGCATGTGGAGTTCCAGTATATGTATATGGAAATGGAACTATAGGATATTCACTGATCGGCATCTGAAATTCATATAAAAATATGTCATCACCAACTGTACACGTTAATACTATCCGATTCTCATGAAACTTTATTGCGTCTATAATATTCTTACTTACTTCTGGGTTCTTTGCAAGAATTTGATAATCTTCATCTCGCATAACCTCTTGTTTTATTATTGTAGCTTTTTCCTGTGCTTCAGAGGTTAAGGTCATCCTCTTTTCTTCAATGGCCTGCTTAGCCATATCCTTTGCACGTTCCATCTCCAGTTCCATTCTCTCAGGAACTATTTCACCAGCTTCTAGGGCTTGTTGTAATTGTAATTCTTTTTCAATTAAACCAACCTCTATTTCCTTTGTGAAATCATCTATTTGTTTTTCTACTTCTTCCCTTATATTGTCAAGAATTGCAGGTGATGGAGTTACCTTAATAAATACATTTCTATACGCAAACTTCTTTTTAGCGTATGTTTCATAGTATGGAATTATATCTTCATCTTCAGCTTCTAAATTGACACCCATTGTAATATCTTCAGGCTGTATACTGAATGATTCTTCTGTATCTCTTTGAGAATATGATGTAACCTCTGTACTCCTCGATACTTTTCTAATCTTAGCTGCGTGATCTGGCAGCATATTAATCAGTTTAGACCTAGATAGATTCTTCCTTATGGTAATAAACGTTGCATCTCTTAATAGAAAATCTCTACTGGCTGGATCAACATATACATCATATGGATCAATTCTCTTGAAAAGAACTTCTCCCATCCCTCTATCAGCGTCTTTATCAACATCCACCAAGAAGTATCCAACGCCTTTTGTTAAACTATCAAGGACTACCTGACTATATAATGATTTACCATTAGATAAATACCAACAATACTCTGCAATTTCAGAATGTACCTGAGCAGTATCTACATCATCACCCGTTGCCCCAACTGCCTTCCATCTAGGATTATTGGCAGTTACAAAGTATTTCATTATCTCAATAATAGGAGTTACTCTATTAATAATAAAGGTAGGCATACCTGATTCTTCTAAAGCATCCACCTCGTTCTTAGATAATTGTTCATTCAGATAAAAATCAAAACCTTTTTGACTAAGAGTCTGCCATCTTTGTCTATGGCTATTATTGGCTCTTTCCCAAAGCTGTTTATTCATCTGAGCTCTTTTTTTATTTGTTAATCTAGCCACTATTTAGGTTTCCAACTTCCTTTTGCAAATTTCCCTGCCTCTTTTTCGTCTTGTCCAAATTCAAATACCTCTCCTTCACTTTTAGCATGCTGATAAGCTCCACCTTTTCCGTCTATCCCGAGGTCATCTCTATCTATACGTTTACCTTTAACATCTCTTACATCAGGCGTATAATCTCTCCACCTACCAGGCCTTTCTTTATCTGGAAACAATGTAGGAAATGCAACCCATCTGTCATCTATCTTTTCATGAGCCATTTTATGAGTTGATTCACCAACTATTCTTCCTTGCTTATCTACATTGGCTCTTCCTCTACCAGGTTCCATATCTCTTATACTTCTAGCTCTATGAGAGTATTCATCATATTTACTAGATTTTCTAATATCGTCAGCCATTTATCTCATCCATTTTTTAACTGATTCAATAAAATGTTCGGGGTCACCTTTTCCACCTTCTGTATTATAATACTTCTTCCAATAAGCCGCCTGACCTTCCAATGAACTAGGCATACGCTTAGGAACTCTCCAATACTTTAAACGACAATGAATTATACCTGCTGCAATATTCTTTTCTAATATCTCTGCCCATATTTCCTCATCATACATTTGCCAATATTTTAAGTCCACAAGACTTGCTTTTGCACATCTACCCATTAATCCTTTACGATGCTTTAAATAGTGAGCTAGATTGTCAACAGCAGAAGCTGGTTCAACCTGCCAGAATGATCTAGCGGGGCCATCTCCCATCTGCCTTATATATTCATATCGAGATTCTACAATCCCGGTTGCTATAACTAGATCAATAGCATCTTCAGAAGCGAACTTATCACCCATTCTTGAACAGGTGTCTTCAACTAAAGATCGTATTTGGCCAACACTAATCACATTAGCCTCCTATTTATAAGCTACTTCTTTTTGCAGCTATAACTTCGACCGTCCCATGAGAAAGACTTTTTTCCACCAGCGCAACCAGCCTTGAAGGCAGCCCTAAAACTTTTAGCCCCTTCAGACTTTTTACCATATTTAACATATTCTCCGCCTTTAGTCTTCTTTACACCAACAGCTCCTTTACGAACTTTGGTTCCTTTTTTCAGATGAAAGACAGAAGTTTTAGCTTTCTTTGGTTTAGCTTTAGCCTTTTTGGACTTTGGTAGTAACGATCCGTATGGGGATTTGTCAAAACCACCTTTTTTAAGAACTTTCTCAGCTCTCTTTTGCCCTCTTTCAGCGTGATACTTTCTCACTCTTTTCTTTACAGCGGATTCCTTCTTCTCACCAACTACTCCAATACCAACATTCG